CCAGAAAAGGTAACTACTCCATTGACCACCTTTGAACGAATCCAGTCATTTATCTCCTGGGCTGACTCGTCCTCACGGTCTAGAAGTTCGTATGCTAATTGAGATATTTCCATCATAAGTTCTGAGTCACCCTGCATCTTGTAAAAGTAGTATAAAAGTTGCTCTGACTTGATGTGTGGGAATGGGGTTCTTCTGTACTTAAACATTCTATCGTATACCGCAAAGGTTCCCTGGCTTGTTGGGAATGTTTCTGTCAGTGCGTCTATATCTGTTGGCGTTGTGGGGAAGAATGGAATGTTTACTTCATTCACTATACCGTCAAAAGGATTTGACTCAAAGTATGCGTTGATCTTTTCTTTAAGATAGTTGTTAATAAATACTGGTGGATATGTCTTTGCCATTATTCTTTACCTGCCTTCATCATCCAATTATACCCTGTTGTTAGTCCTAATGCCCTGCCCCCACGTTTTGCAGACGAAAACTTAGCGTCAAAATCTTTTGCCTGTCTTAGGTTTCCAAGAATGCCTGCATCATTCAAAAATGACTGCTTTAGGTATACGTCAAAGAATAAATCGAATACCTTTTGGTATTCACCCTTTGTTGGTCCTCCAGGATTATTGACAGTTACTGGCTTTGACGTAAAGACGGTCTCTCCATCAACGTCAAAAACCAACTTTGTCTTTGGTGTAATTGTTACAGGAACACCATTCTCCATGATAAAAGCCTTGTTGTAGAATGGCACCCTTGATCCAGACTTAATGCTTCTGGATTGACTGAATGAGGAAGACATTGATAGTCCACCTCCTGTAACTGTGTAGTTAATTTCAAATAGTCTTGAGTTTGGACTTCCTGTTTGATACCACTCATATACGTGGTGAAGTGTCTCTGGGTTCACCCTGGCATTTGAGTCTACAAACTCTTTTAGCATTTCTGAAATTCTAGCACCAAGCAGACCCAGTAGTGCTGGTTTGGCTCTCTCTGCACCTTCTAGAAATCCATTAGAGTATGCCAGAATATTTTTCATATCCTTGTTAAATGCTTTAAGGTCTAGGCTCATTGTTAACATTAGACATCAGTTCCTTGGTTTTCTGATCTTCTGAGAACTACCTTGTAGTATTCGACACTGCCAAAAGGATTGATAAAAGGCTCATTGGTTGCAATTTCAAATAGCGTAGACTTTCCAGATCTTGGTCCAGATGTCTCTACATATATCTCATTACCATTTACATCTCTAATGTTTGTTATCAGGATGTTGGTGATGGCGTTTCTTGAGTCTGAACTTGATACCCGAATGTCTGACCTAATTCGTCCTAGCAAGATAAGTTCTTTTGTAATGTTTACGTTTGGCTTAACATCCTCTGCCAGTGCTGATCCTGCTGTTGTTAGGCTACAGGCTAGAGTTTTGTCGTGAATCCACTGCTTCTTAATGCTTCCCAAAGCAGTTTGCTCAACAATTGGGTAAAAGATGTCTGCAAGCAGTGGAAAGGTAAAACTGGTTGATTCGCAGGTAGGCATTATAGCACCCCAACTTTAGTAATAGACTTCATATACTTATCAAGTATCTTGTCTACTATGAGGTTACCTGTTCCTTCTAGCATCTTCTTGTCGAACTGAATTCTATACTGGTCTGTGTTGTATGTAGTGACATACTTCTGGTAGTAGTCTAATCTACCACACTTCAGATCGTCAATAAGCATCGCTGCTGCTCTTTCAACGTCTGGTGGAATGGCACGGAAACCCTCGTCGAGAACAAACAGATAGTCTGCACCATTTACGAATGTTCCATAATTGCTTTCGTCGTATGCATAATCTCCTCTAGCAATTGGAAGCCTAGGATAGTTTGTTGTGATGATGTTTGTATATCCTGTGAATTCTTTTACGATAGCAGAGTTGTCTAGTGTTACCTTGAAAGTGTAAGCCCAAACTCTCTTTACTGTTTCGGCACCGTTAAGTGTTGGCTCTACAGTTGTTGCAATTCTAAATTCAGTTGTAGACACAACTTCGGCAACCGAATAAGTAGTGTTATAATCCGTATCTGTAAATCCTGCTAGAGTGATTGAGTCTCCAACTGAGAAACCGTGAGCAGAGGCTGTCTCTATGACTGTGTCTGTTCCTGTTGTGGCAAAGTCGGTAATTGAGATTGCCACGTCTTCTCCATTGTAGATCATAGCATTGTTCTCGTATACTTTTAGCACACGGTTTGCGTCACGCCATACTGGCATGTAGTCTAGTCCATTACCCTGGACCTGAAGGATAGATTTGTGGTTATAAAAACCAATGCCTGTATGAGTGTCAATTAGGGATCTTGCAATGAGTTCCCATTTCTTGTAATCTGAAATCTCAGATGCGGTTACGCCCAGTGTGTTTGGGTCTACATATGGTCTAACAATGTCAAGATTTGACTCCAGGATAATGTGCTCATGTTCTTGATCGTAGAATCTGATAAGGAACTGTCTATCAAACTGTACCTTTGCTACTGGCAAGACATAGGTAACTACGCCTGTAGAACTTGATGTGATTGTGGTCTCTTCAATTGAGTGATCCACCAAATCCTCAACATATACTATGTAATCATAGTTGTTGTCTGGCAAATTCCAGGTTGTTGTAATTGGATATGGTGGAACTCTCAAAATCTCCATTTATAGACCGTACCCCTTGGCAACGTCTTCTGGTGTTGCAAGAGTAATGTGGTTACGAGTAAGCCACTTTTCTGCCTGCTCTTCAGTAACAATGTTGTAACCAACCTGTACAGAACCAACGCCATTCCAGTTTACGTTTCTTGTAGACAAAAGGGCTACTGTCTTCTCTGCTGACTTCTTTTCAGTCTTTGCAGCCTTTGCAGGCTTTTCCTCTGCTACGTCAAAAACCTTTTCTTCTACAAGTACTGGCTCTTCTTTTTCTTCTGCGACTTCTTCAGTGGCTTCCGCCTCTTTCTTCGCTGCAATCTCTTCTGCCTCTTCTGCGAGTAGTGCTAGAAATTGCTCTTCTTCATTAATTAGTTCATCTGACATAAGAACCTCCTAAATATTAATTATAACAGATTATAATGAAAAAGAGGGCAGAGCCGAAGCCCTGCCCCCTCTTAAAGGGTGTTACAGATTACGAATCTGCACCAGCGTCTGCGAATGCGATTGCATCCTCTTCTTCCCACTGTACACCAAAGCGGACGAATACTGTGTATTCAATTGTGTCCTTCTTCGGCTTGTATTCACGGTTTACAGTGATGTCTCTCTGGAAACCCCAAATACGGTTCTGAGGGAATGTTAGGTCAACGTAACCTGCAGGGTAGTAAGGAACTTCCTGCACGTCAATTCCTAGAACACGAGTAGTACGTGCTCCACCGAATGTCTGACCTGCACCGTCAAGGTATGCCTGACGGTTTGCTGGAGTACCTGCTGGAGTACCAGCAAATGCTTCTGCGATTGCGTCTGCAAGGGTACCGTTGTGCTTGATAATACCCTGGAATGCATCAGTACCTGCGTAGAACTTAAGGTTAGACTTAAGTGCACGGTACTTACGAGGCATAGCCAAGATAATGTCCTGCATAACATCTGGAGTCCAAGCGTTGCCTGAGACAGTTACTACTGACTCGTGAGCATCGCCATTGGTCTTTGCCTTGTTGACAAAACCATCCATGATACCAAGGAATGCACCATCGCCACTGTCGCCAGTACCGTTGATTGCTAGGTCCTCAATGTCATTTGCGAATGCATTTGTCATAAGACGTACTAGGTGATCCTCTAGAGCACCACCTTCAATACCGTCTTCAAGTGCTTCTGCAGAAACTTCCCAGTCAAGACGAATCTTCTTGGTGGTAAGTTCTACCTTTGTGAATGCTGCACCAGCGTTGGTGTAGTCACCAACAGCCTGAGTAGCAGCACGAATTACACGCTCACCTACGTTAACCTTTTCAAGTTCCATAGTGTTTGCTCTCATGGTCACACGGCGACCATCCTTGGCGAGTACAGTAGCATCCCATACGTAATCAATGAAACGTCTTGCCTGTTCTGGACGAAGGATACCGCTACCTGCTTCTCCCGAAGGATTGACAGCGTTTGCACCATTTGTTACACCTGTCAGTGCGGTTGGAATGTTTCCAATTGCACCAGCGGTTGTATAGTTACCTGGAACGTTGGTACCATCTTCTGAACCTGATGCAAATGCACCCTGACCCTGGTAAAGACCTGGGGCGGTTCCGCCTAGGTTACCAGATGTTCCTGGCTGATTTTTAATAATTTCTTCCGACATATTGTTCACCTCCTGAGTGATTTTTATTTTGTTATCTAAATAGATCGGCAGTTTTGAGGAAACGACCGTCCCATAGGGATTTCTGAACCTGTTCTGGTTCATTTTCCTGTACGATCTCGCCTAGATCGCCAGACTTGCGGAAAGCGGTGTCTGCCTCAACAGCGTCCACTCTCTTTCCAAATTCATTGAAAATCTGCTTTGAATCCGTTACCTCATTTTTTACGGAATCCACAGACTTGCTTAGTTCATCAACCTGAGTCTGTAGAGACTTGATAGTTGATGCTAGATCGCTAAAGGCTGATGTTAGAGTGTTCTTGATCTCTGCTACTGATTCAGCAACAGCATCTGCTTTAGATACTTCTTCAACAGTCTCCGACTTCTCGGTCATCTCGTCCTTGTCAGAATCTTCTGATTCTTCCATAACTTCAGTACCAGGAACGTCGTCCTCGTCAGCATCTGCTGCCTTCTCAACTGCTGATTCAACAGCGTCTACGGTCTCGGCTGGTGCCTCAACTGCTTCCTCTGTAGCATCTGCCTCTGGAGCGACCTGTGTTTCTTCAACTGCAACAGTTTCTTCAACTGCTACTTCGTTTGTTGTTTCATTCATAGGACTAGCCTCCTTATTCATCTTAGTATTAATGCCTTTAGCACTGTCAACTAAGAACTTTATCATGTCTAGTTTTTCATTATCTGACTTTTCGACAAAACCTATATTTTGCATTTGGTTTCCTGTGGCTGGGCTTACCTCAACCTCGTTCTCTGAAATCTTAACAACTCCAGATTCTGGATCCCAGAATACGTTTTCAATTTCTACGTTAGCAACATCACCCTTGATGGTGTCTACGCCATCCACCTTTTGAACAGATAGGATATTTGCAAATTGATTTGCTGGAGTGTCAACCAATGATAGTTCCATTAGGTCGTACTCCTTGATGATACGGATAGGAGAATCCATCTTCTCGTCATAAGCATCTTCGTACTTATTCATTCTACCGCCAATTGAAAAACCTGAAAGGGTACCATCAAGTACCTTCTCCCAGGTGTCCTGTGCACCCTTTGAGACGTATGCAGAAACATAAACACCAGAATAGAACTTCTTGGTCTCAGGGTCAAAATACTTGTCTTCTCTGAACGCTACCATCTTGCCTACTGCTAGTGGCTGGTGCATTTCACGAATGTTCCCACGGAACTTAGAGAAAGCCTTCATAGAGGCTTCTGCTGTAACAATGTCTTTTTGTCTGTCAACATTGTCAAGCGTGGCGAAGCCAGAAACGATGCGACGTTCCTGATCAACCTTGCTGAACGGCATTGATAGGCGAACGTTTTCGCCTTCAGTGTCCCAATGTGCTTTTGAAATAGTCATACTAGTTAATTATAGAGCCCTTTTTAAACTTTGTTACTTTATTATAACACATTTATTGAACGGAGCGTCCTTCACCTTTCGGATTTCTACCAGCAACCGTTGCAGAGTTGTCCGAAGAGTTTGAACTTCTCTCTGCGTCCCTCTGTCTGGTCTGTGCTGTGTTTGCTGTAGCGTCTGCAGCCTGTCTTGCGTTCAAC